CTGGTTTTACTGACGCAGACATTGAAGACTACAAGGCCAATGAAGTTCAGACTCCCACAGGTGGCCCAGCAGTACCTGACAGTTCATTGCCAGAAGTAGATGTCAATCAACCCAGTGAAACGCTAAAGAACGCACAAGCTGGTGGCGCTCCAACAACCAATCCTGGTTCATGGACCACAGATGCCCTGGCCATTGGTCAAGGCTTGCTACCAAGTAGTGTTGGCGATACACTAATGAAAGTTGGTGAAGGCGCACTAGCATATCAAGGTATCAAAGGTTGGAGAGAAAGCAGTGCCGCAAGACAAGCACAAGCTGCCGCTGAACTTGCTCGTGAACAAGGTATTGCACAACGAGCCGCACAAAAGGCTGGTCAGCAAGTGGCTCAACAAGGTGTTCGTGGTGCTGGTCAACAAGTTATGAATCAAATGGGACAACAATTGACTCGTGCTCCAGTCACAGGTCCAGCTGTTCCCACAGGTGCTCCTGTTACAGGTCCAGTTGCTCCTGCCGCTCCAGTGGCTCAACAACCCAGCATGATGCAACGTGGTGCCACCATGGCAAACAATGTTAGACAAGCAGCCGCACAACGCATTGCAGGTTTAGGCCAAGCAGTTGCTCCATATGCTGAATCAGCTGGTAACATGTTGGGCAGAGCCGCTCCTTATGCCGCACGTGCCGCAGGCGCAGTTGGTGCCGCAGTAACGCCTGGCAATATTGGACAAAATTACAACTTTCCAACCACAGGACCTTTGCGTGGTAGTGAAATAAATCCTAGAACAGGAAGACCATGGACAGGTCAAGAATTAGCTGCCTATAAACAGCAGTATGGAGGATAAGACATGAACACAACAGAACAACTAACACAAATTTTTAAGAACAATTTTGTTGCATACTTTAGAAGTCATGCGGCACATGTAAACATTACAGGTCGTAACTTTCGCAGTGATCACAAATTGCTGGAAGGTGTGTATGAACGCCGCCAAGAACAGATTGACAAGATAGGCGAAATCCTACGCACACAACAAGAATATATGCCATGTGACATATTTGAACTTGTGCAAGACAGCAAGATACCCACTGATGCCATTGAAGGCTCAGCAGATAAGTTATTGGAAACTGTTATGATGGATCTAGAACACTTGCTGGCAGACTTCAAAGAATTAATTGTGATCGCAGACAGCGAAGGCCTAGAAGAAATCAGTAACTACGGTCAAGACCAAGCCTTGGACTTAGAAAAGTCAATTTGGATGTTGCGTAGCACATTGAGTTAAAGTCAAGTAACCAAGACCCTTATCAAGAACTGGATGATTTTGTTACTTTCTAATCCAGGTATCAGTTAATTGGCGGGAACAGCTTGTGTCAGGGTCAAACGTTTATAGGCAAATGAGCCTCTAACGCTGTAGCCGCGACGTGCATGGAGTTTAAGAAAACCATCTTGGTCATGTCGCATAGTAGTAGAACAAACGATAGGAGTATTACAAGATTTAGCAAAGTGTTCCCAATGGTCCAGCATGTCTGAAACAAGACGCACTCGTAGTCTAGGATTCAATTCCATGTCAACGTGTGCCATGTGTACGCTAACCATAGGATCATCGCTCCACCAACTACGTTCGCCATTTTTGGCCCAGGTATAAGCCAGTAACTTGCCAGCGTCATCTCTAGCAACAGTAACTAGGTCAGTGCCAGGACAATAAAATTGGTTAACAACAGCATAAGTCAAGTTTCTACTGTATGCAATGGGTTGGGGAGTAAAGATTAGATCAATTTCTTTTTGAAAATGTTGTTCAGCCATGGCAACAATATCTGTGATATCAGCGCCACTAGCCAGTTGCCAGGTATAGTTCATGTCAGAGCCTTTCATTAAGAATATTATTTAATCATCTAAAAAGTGTGATAAGTACAGATATGGACAAGACAAATTTAAACGCCAAAACAGGTAAACCCAAGGTTGCAAGCCGTGGTGGAGCCAGAGCTGGTGCAGGTCGCCCCAAGGGCAGTACCAATTCAATCAGCATCAGTGAACTGTTAGACAGTTTAGAAGCCAAGTCAAATGGACGCAGATATGAAGACGTTCTAGCTGAAGACTTTACAGCGGCCAGGTTAGACAATGATAAAGCCCTGGTATTGAAGTACCATAACTTGATTTTGAACAAGGTTATGAATAATCTTGCTAAAATTGAAATCAACGAAGGCACTGATGCTATTGAAGCAAAGAAAGCGGCATTTGCAGAAGCAATAGCCAAGCTGGCAGGCGTTGAAACAAAGGAATAAATATCATGCCATTAGAAAAATCTAAAAGCAAGGCAGCATTCAAAAAGAATGTTGCCACAGAAGTTAAAGCAGGAAGACCTGTAAAACAAGCCGTTGCTATTGCGTACAGCACAAAACGTGAAGCGGCAAAGAAGACAAAAGGAAAGAAATAATGAAAGAAGCAAAAAGTCAACAAGCCGTTTCTGGATATAATACGGCCACTGGCACTGACAATATTGGTTATAGCCGTGGTACAAACAAGTATGCTGGTAACCAACACATGAAAACCAATAGCGATGCGCTGATCAACAAAGGTCGTGGACCCACTGTTGGCAACAAGAGCGATGATGACAGCACATATCCTGATGCCGCTCGTGTTCCAAAATCAGGTTTAGGCAAAGACATGTTCATGGGTAGTGCCAATCCACAAGTTCGTACACCTGGTGGCACTAGAGCATTTGACCCAAGTGCAACAAAGAATTACAAAGGCAACGAAGACAAGATGAATGTAGGTCGTGGCCCAACTAAAGGGAATCAACGATAATGAACGCATATCAAGTAATTGGCTCAACACATAAAGTCACAGCCACATCAACTAGTAGCCAAATTAACATTACTCCACAAGAAACCCTGGGTCTTGGTGGTGTAGTTGGTCCTAAATTTTTAAAAATTACAAACGGCAGTGCTGATCAAAACGTTTACTTCGCAACAGGCCTAACAAGTCAAACAGCCATTATTCCAACAGGCGATGGTGCCAACGTTGGTAGTTGCTGTATTCCAGCATATGGTGAAGTCATTGTTCAAGTGGCCGCAGACAGCGTTAATCCACCAGCAACAATTTATGTTGCTTGTATTGCCAGTGCATCAACACCAGTATACATTACACCTGTTGTATTAGCAGGATTCTAAGGAAAATATTATGAAATCAACTAACCCACAAGGTAACAAAGAGATTAATCAAAAGCGTGGTCCTACTACAGGCAATGCTGGTAGCATGAAAAAGCGTGATACCTATGTAGCTGAAAAATCAGCCAGCTCAAGCGAAAAAAGTGTTTTAGCCAACATGGTTACTTCAGCATTAGAAGCTCGTGGACGCGATAACCGCAGTGAGCGTAGAGTTGGTGTAGAAAGTTTACACGACAATACAGGTCCTAAGGTTAACCCAACAGCCAATGGCAGCAAGTTGCCTGCCAAATACAAACGATAAGGATTAGACCATGGGTGCATCACCAAACATGATACCACAGATTAAAGGTGGTCCAATAAGTGGAACAGCATTGCCAGCAATGCCAATGGGTCCACGACCAGGACAGCAGGCACGTTTTGATGCACGTCAACAGGCTCGTCAACAAAATTTTAATAGTTTGCCTCCACAACAACAGGCCAAACGTCTAGACCAGCATAACGCCAATCAGGCAGCTCGTCAAAATCGTTTTATGTCACGCACAGGTGCAATGCCTATTAATCCAATGCCAATGCCAATAATTGATCCAGGTTTTGGTATACCAATGACACCTGATGTGTTGCCTCCACAGATTCAGAATCCACAACCATATGACCAGGGAATGATGGGTCCAGGTGCAAATTATGGTGCTGGCGGTGGTGTTATGCACGTTCAAGATCAACCACAATTTGGTGTGTCAAGCAACATGAGTATTGTGCCCAATATGGCGGATTATAATACCTATTCTAAAATAGCATTTGGTACACCAAATCAAATGTATGATCCTAACCAAGCAACAACGCAGGCACAACCACAGTCACAACCACAATTTAGTAACATGAATTTTGGTACTGGTGGCAAAGGCGGTATGTCAATGCCAATGGGCACTAGTTCTAATACTGGTAAATCAACTTCAGCCCAGCCAGGTCAAGATCAAAATCAGTTTAATACACAGTACTAAATAAACCAGGGGGAATGATTCCCCCTTTGACATGAAAAGGAAAAGATATGAGTAAAAAATTGTCACCTCCAGCGTCAGCTGAAACAACAAACCCTTGGGACGAGACAGCTCCCAAGTTAGAACAAGTCACAATGACAGCAGAAACAGATGCATTTGAGCCAATAGTGCCACGTGCAGAATCCACAGCTGACTTTGACTTAGAAGGTCTAATGACAGACTTTCCCACAGCCACAGAACTAGAACGTTTTGTTTATGACCAAACAGGCATTGTGCTTAACTTGAAAGGCCGTGCCAACAAGTTAAAGTATCAAACAGCCATGGATGTGCTGAATGGCAAAAACATTGAATCAAAGTTTATTGGTACTGATAACCCTTACATTGATCGCACTGAACTGGTTCCAATTGATCCAATCAAAGACAAGCCAGCTCGTGATACAAGTTTGCCTCCGCAAAATGAAACACAAAACTTGTTTATCAGCAATCACATTCCACATCCTGATTTTGAAGCAAGAGCACAAGACAAAAAAGTCAGTGT